TTAAAATCTGCTATGGAAATAGAATTATTGACTGAGCAAATGAATAAAGAGATAAAAGAAGAAGGATTAGACTTACCACCAGTTGTCATTGGCACAGGGATAAACACTGGACAATGCATTGTAGGTAATATGGGATCAGAAGAAAGATTTGATTACTCTGTAGTGGGCGATGCTGTCAATCTAGGTGCTAGATTAGAAGTTCAAACCAGAACTTATGACACGCCAATATTAATCTCTGAATTTACTAAAAAACAAGTTGATTATGAGTGTAAATTTATTGATGAGATTAATGTTAAAGGTAAAGAAATTCCAGTTAAGATATACGCACCAATTTTTGAAGGAGATACAGTTGTAAGAAAATTAAAGAAAAACCTTTAATATACAGTTGTTAAAATTTATACAAATATGCTAAAGTTGCCAGAATAATAAATAAAATGGAAAAATAGAATGAGTAAAGTATTAGTTGGTGTTATTTTAATCATGTCATTAGGGGGTTATTATCTCTGGAATGAAAATGCTAAGTTGCAAGCATTGAATCAAGCATTTGAATTGAGAGATCAAGAGCAAGCTGAGACTATAGCAACATTGCAATCTGATTTTAGCGAACAAACAGAAGGTCTTTTAGCAATACAAGCGCGTAGCAACGAAATACAACAGGAAATGAATGCGTATTTGGATATATTTAAAAGGCATAGTTTAACAAAATTAGCGAATGCCAAACCCAATTTAATTGAAACAAGAGCCAACAAAGGAACTAAAGATGTGTTTGAGAGCATTGAAGAAGATTCTAGGATTCTGGATAGTATTGACGATGGTGTCCAGTTGCAGCCTGTATCAGAAGATACTACCTAAAAAAGAACCAGAAGTTAGAATAATAACTAAAGCTGTTGAAAAAGTTATTGTTCAACCAATCATGCCAAGGGCAATAGACCTTAAAGAACCTCATTGGTATGTTGTTAGCAGTAAAAATATAGATGAATTTCTAGTAAAAGTAGAAAAAGAGCAAGGACAGCTTGTTTTCTTTGCCATGAGTGTACCTGATTACGAATTGATGGCGTATAACATGCAAGAATTAAAGAGATATATCAATGAAATGCAAGAAATTATTGTTTATTATAGAAAAGTTACTCAAAAAAATGGAGAAAAAGATGAAAATTAGTCAAGAAGGCATTGAGTTAATTAAGAAATTTGAAGGCTGTCGCACAGAAAGCTATAGATGTGCTGCTGATGTACCCACTTTAGGGTATGGACACACAGCAAATGTAAAAGATGGCGATTCTTGTACCCAAGAAGAAGCTGAATCTATGTTAGCTGAGGATTTGGTAGAATTTGAGAATTATGTCAATGATTTAGTCACAGTAGAGATTACACCAACTCAATTTGATGCTCTGGTTGCGTTTACGTTCAATTTAGGACCAAAAAACTTAGGTGAATCAACACTTTTGCGGTTATTAAACCTAGAAAAATACGATGAAATCCCAGCACAATTTAGAAGGTGGAACAAAGCTGGCGGCAAGGTTCTGGATGGTTTGATTAGAAGGCGTGAAGCTGAATCTTTATTATTTCAAGGAAAAGAATGGCATGATGTGTGATTACTCATTTATACTATCCATAGGCTGTTATCCATTTCAGCTTAGGGCGTGGTAGTACCAATATTGTCACTATCTAGCTACCACGCCTGAATACTAATTATGCAAAATGTATCTATAAAAGACTTTGATATCCTCTCTCAAGCTGAGAAAGATGAAGCAGTGTCTTTGCTCAATCGTTATGAACAAATTGACAAACAAGTTGAATGTCACGATGATTTTTTAAAGTTTGTTAAATATATGTGGGGTGATACTTTCATTATGGGAAGGCATCACAAAATAATCGCAGAAAAATTTAATCGCATAGCCACAGGTAAACTTAAAAGATTAATAGTTTGTTTGCCACCTAGACACTCAAAATCAGAGTTTGCCAGCACCTATTTACCAGCTTGGATGATGGGCTTAAATGGTGCATTAAAGATAATACAATGTACGCATACAGCTGAATTAGCTGTTCGTTTTGGTCGTAAAGTGAGAAATTTGATTGATAGTGATGATTACAAGCAAATTTTTCCTAATTTAAAATTACAAGCAGACAACAAATCAGCTGGTAGATGGACTACCAACCAAGAAGGAGAATCGTTTTACGCTGGTGTAGGTGGTGCAATTACAGGTCGTGGTGCTGATTTGCTCATCATTGATGATCCACACTCAGAGCAAGATGCCCTTTCGCCAAAATCAATGGAATCTGCCTATGAATGGTACACATCTGGTCCTAGACAGCGATTACAACCCGGTGGGATCATTATTATAGTAATGACACGCTGGAGTACCAAAGATTTGGTTGGTAGATTATTAAAAAAACAAGGTGATGAACATGCAGATAAGTGGGAAGTTGTTGAATTTCCAGCAATTATGCCAGAAACAGACAATCCTTTGTGGTCTGAATATTGGAAAAAAGAAGAATTATTAAGTGTTAAAGCATCATTGCCAGTAGCTAAATGGAATGCTCAGTGGATGCAAAATCCCACATCAGAAGAAGGTTCTATTGTTAAACGTGAATGGTGGCAAGAATGGGAAGGTGACAATGTACCTTCTTATAACTATGTAATACAAAGTTATGATACTGCTTTTTCTAAGAAAGAAACAGCAGATTACTCAGCTATTACCACTTGGGCTATTTTTGAGCATGAAGCAGATGGTCAACCTAATATTATTTTACTGGATGCAAAAAGAGTCAGAGTTGATTTTCCTGAGCTTAAAAGGTTAGCATGGGATGAATATAAGTATTGGGAACCAGATTGTGTCTTGATTGAAGCAAAAGCATCTGGTACACCTTTGACACAAGAATTAAGGCGTATGGGCATACCAGTTACTGCATACACGCCATCACGAGGACAAGATAAAGTAGCAAGAATGAACAGTGTTGCACCAATTTTTGAATCAGGAATGGTCTGGTTGCCAGAAGAAACATTTGCTGATGAAGTAAGAGAAGAATGCGCTTCCTTTCCTTATGGTGACCATGACGATTATGTCGATAGCATGACTATGGCACTAATGAGATTTAGACAAGGCGGTTTTTTAAGTTTAAATCAAGATTATCAGGATGAGGTCAAACTATTAAAAAAGGACAGAACAGTATATTATTGATATGAAGATTTGGATTACATCATTTGTATTTGAAGATGAAGAATATGCTGGACCAAATATTTTTGCATCTTCAAAGAAAAAAGCACAATTGTTGTGCGATATTCAGGGTTTGACACTTGAAGGTCAGTTGGAGTTTATTGAAGAAGATTTATACAATTTGGATTCTTTAGAACCACATGAAAATACAGTTTACCATTAGGAATTATTATGGCAGTTGAAAGAGTTTTAGGCACAGAAAATGATCCAGATATTATTGAAACTGGTAGTGAAATGGAAATTATTCCAGATCAGAGTCGTGAAGAACAGATTAACGAAGCAGCTAATATATTAATTACTGAAGAAGGTTTATTCACTGATGATGAAATGAACCAAGAAACAGAAGAATCTAACAATGCAGATGATTTTTACGCAAATATAGCAGAAAATTTAGATCCAACAGATTTAACAAGACTCTCAAGTGACCTCATAGATTCTATTCAAGGTGATCTAGAGTCACGTTCAGAGTGGGAAAAAACTTACACAGATGGATTAAAATATCTTGGTATGAAGTTTGACGAAACACGCTCACAACCATTCCAAGGTTCTTCTGGTGTAGTTCACCCAATATTAGCAGAGGCAGTAACTCAATTCCAAGCTACTGCTTACAAAGAGTTGTTACCACCTAAAGGACCAGTAAAAACTCAAATAATTGGTATGCGAAGTGCTGAAACTGAAACACAAGCAGATCGCGTTCAAGAATTTATGAATTATTACATTATGAATGTAATGAAAGAATATGATCCAGAGCTGGATCAAATGTTGTTTTACTTACCATTAGCTGGCTCTGCGTTCAAAAAAATATATTATGATTTTTCTTTAAAACGTGCAGTTTCTAAGTTTATCCCACCAGAAGATATGATAGTGCCTTACGAAGCACCAGATATGTCTACTGCTGAAAGAATTACGCATGTTATTAGCATGTCTCGTAATGAAATCAAAAAACAACAACTGTCTGGTTTCTATGCAGATATTGAAATTCCAGATGATTCTTATGAGGATTCTGATGATATTCAAGATGAAATTGACAGTATACAAGGCGTAACACCTTCATATACTGAAGATAGAAATCGCACAATTTACGAAGTCCATACCATATTAGATATTGAAGGTTATGAAGATATTGGTGAAGATGGCGAGCCAACTGGATTAAAATTACCTTATATTGTCACCTTGGATGAATCAGCTAATAAAGTTTTAGCTATTCGCAGAAACTATAGTCCTGAAGATCCAGATAAAAACAAAATCAATTATTTTGTGCAATACAAGTTTTTACCCGGCTTAGGTTTCTATGGTCTAGGTCTGTCACATATGATTGGTGGTTTATCTAAAGCCTCAAC